TATAACGGATCGTATGCTATATCTCCCCATCCACCACCACCTCTATTTACATAGAAATATAAAGTTTTTAGTCCTGCAAGAAAAACCTTATTTTTAATAGTGACTGTTCTTGTAGAACTAATATATCCATTACCATCAAAAACTATAATTGGAGTTGTGGATGGAACTTGAGTAGCTACTGCCATTCCAGTTACTGATCCAACAGTCGTTAATCTGGTTCCTGGTTGAGGTGTTGGTAGATCAAAATTATTTGAAGATGATAAATCTAATAGTGCAAGAGAAGTAGATCCTCCAGATGAACCAGTAGATCCTGCTGCACCATCTAAATCAAATGTTATGGAAGTAACAGCCCAAGTACGATAAACACTTGCAGTACCATAATAACCATTATTAAATCTTAAAAAGACGCCATTATAATACTTTGCCGCAGCTGGAACTGTAATACTCAATAATGTCCATACATTACTATCTTGAATATCTCCATCATCAATCGTCCATAAAGTAGTCCAACTAGAACCGTCAATAGAATATTGTAAATATAAAGGATCGTATGCTATATCTCCCCATCCACCACCACCTTTATTCACATAGAAATAAACTTTACTTACTGATGTTAGAAAAACCTTATTCTTAGTAGTGACTGTTCTTGTTGAATTATTGTAACCATTACCATCAAAAACTATAATTGGAGTCGTGGATGGAACTTCAGTTCTTGAATTCATTCCAGATACTGATCCAACAGTCGTTAATCTGGTTCCTGGTTGAGGTGTTGGTAAATCAAAATTATTTGAAGATGATAAATCTAATAGTGCAAGAGAAGTAGATCCTCCGGATGATGCTCCTCCAGATGATCCTGGAATAGAAAAAGATGCTACTATGGAAGTAACAGCCCAAGTACGATAAACAGTTGCAGTACCATAAGAACCATTATTAAATCTTAAAAATACACCATTATAATACTTTGCCGCAGCTGGAACTGTAATACTCAATAATGTCCATACATTACTATCTTGAATATCTCCATCATCAATCGTCCATAAAGTAGTCCAACCACTAGTCCCATTAATAGAATATTCCAAGTATAAAGGATCGTATGCTATATCTCCCCATCCACCACCACCTTTATTCACATAGAAATAAATTTTATCTACAGTAACAAAATATACTTTATTTGGGGTGGTAACTGTTCTTGTACTACTATATATACCATTACCATCAAAAACTGCAATTGGAGTTGTGCCTGGAACTTCAGTTCTTGTATTCATTCCAGTTACTGATCCAACAGTCGTTAATCTGGTTCCAGAATTATTGGGATATGTTGGCAATATTGCTGTATTTGATGTTGATAAATCAAAAACTGCAAATGAGTTTGATCCACTACTTGATGAAGATCCGCCAGAAGCACCCAATTGATAAATTAGTGATGTAACTGCCCAAGTATCATTTCCAGAACTTGGAGATGTGGATTGGGCAAATCTTAAAAAGACGCCATTATAATATTGAGAACCTGTAAAATTACTAAGTATAATTTCTCGTTGTGTCCATACATTACTAGATAATACCGAATAATCTACAGAATCTATAGTAGTCCAACTAGAACCATTAATCGAATATTGTAAATTTATTGCATCAAAAGGAGTATCTCCCCATCCACCACCGCCTCGGTTTATATAATAAAATAACTTAGTTACTGATGTTAAATAAACTTTATTAATATTTGTTAAAGTTCTAGCACCAGTGCCGTCAAAAACTGCAATTGAAGTCGTGCCTGGAACTTGAGTATCTACATTTATTCCAGTTACTGATCCAACAGTTGTGAGTCTCGCACCTGCCCCTACAGTTAATGTTCCAGATACAGAAGTATCCATTAAAGCAAGACTTCCACCACTTCCACTAGTGGCGACTGAAGCAGAAGCACCTTGAAGTCCTTGGGTATTCTGAGTACCTTGAGCACCTGCTCCACCTTGAGCACCAGAACCGCCAGTAAATCCTTGAGCACCTTGACGACCTTGAGCACCTTGTGATCCTACACTACCTTGAGCGCCTGTAGAACCAGTTTGTCCAGATACTCCTTGAAGACCTTGGTTACCTTGAGCACCTTGACGACCTTGAGTACCTTGATCACCTACAGCACCTTGAGCACCCGAGAATCCACTAAGACCTTGAATACCTTGGCGACCTTGAGTACCTTGGAAACCTTGTGGCCCTTGAATACCTTGAGCGCCTTGATTTCCTGCAGTTCCTTGAATACCTTGAGCACCTTGATCTCCTTTAATACCCGCCTGTCCAGTCAATCCTTGAGTACCTTGATAACCTTGCGATCCTATAGATCCTTGAGTACCTTGATTTGCTCTTCCTTGAATACCTTGAGCTCCTTGGAACCCAGCAGATCCTTGAGCACCTTGTGAACCAACACCTTGCAATCCTTGAATACCTTGAATTCCTTGATTACCTTGATTACCTTGAGTACCTTGGAAATTACTCAAAAATCCTTGAAGACCTTGAATACCTTGATTACCTTGCGTACTTTGAATTCCTTGAGCACCTTGACCAACAAATTCACCAGAAAGTCCTTGAGCACCTTGAGTTCCTTGAGCACCTTGAGTTCCTTGAGCACCTTGTCCAACAAATAAACCAGAAACGCCTTGAATACCTTGACGACCTTGAGTACCTTGAGTACCTTGATCACCCACAGTTCCTTGACTCCCCACAGAACCAACTGATCCACTAATACCCTGAAATCCTTGTGATCCTATGGATCCTTGAATACCTTGATTTGATAATCCTTGAGTACCCTGATTTCCTTGAATACCCTGAAATCCTTGAGATCCTATAGATCCCTGAGTACCTTGATTTGATAATCCCTGAGTACCTTGAGTACCTTGATTTCCTTGAGTACCCTGAGATCCTTGAGATCCTTGAGTACTCTGATTTCCTTGAACACCTTGATTTCCTTGACGACCTTGAGTACCTTGAGCACCTTGACCAACAAATTCTCCACTTATACCCTGATTACCCTGATTACCCTGATTACCTTGATTACCCTGAGTCCCTTGAGTACCTTGGGCACCTTGAGAACCTTGACGACCTTGAGTACCCTGAGTACCCTGAGTACCTTGAGTACCCTGAGTACCTTGAGTACCTTGGAAATTACTTAAAAATCCTTGAACACCTTGAGCACCCTGAGTACCTTGAGCACCCTGAGTACCTTGAGCACCCTGAGTACCAGAAGGTCCAGTAGAACCAATTCCAGAAAGACTACTTGTTTTTATCCAATATCTTTTTCCAATTTCTCCCGCTACTGCACCTAAAAGGTATTGATCTCCTACTGGAAAAGGATTTGCAACAACAGATGATACACCAACTATTGGATCTCCTAAATCTGGTTCTGCTTGCTCTAATCCCAGATATTGGTAACGATCCGATGTAATACCAGTTTGTCCAAATCTTTTTACTCTTCCAGAATTATATTTTGTCATTTATTTTATTACTGCTTAGCAGTTTCAAGAACACTTAAAATAAGATTCAATACTCCATTTGCATTTGCTTGAATTTTAATAGCATCATTAGTTTCTAATGCCAGTCTCCCATCAGAAACCAAATTATAAGCATCATTTGGAGGAATTGAAACTGCATTTGCAAAAACATAATCCGTAGGACTATCCGTACCCCTATAATGTGATGCTGTCACTGAATATGTACTTGCAGATGCTCCTACGGAAATATTAGCAACTTTGGAAAGAATAACAATTGAAGATACTCCAATTGGGCAAGTATAAATTCCAACATTATTTGTTGTAATTCCGACTCGTATTGTTCTAAATTTATTAAGTGCAATTGCTGCCATTTTTTTAACTCAATGCAATGATTAGGGGTGTTACTGTATTTAACAGACTTTGACTGAACGCCCTTCCAGAAATAGTACCAGTTAATTGATTAATTACAACGCCATCACCAATTTGGAAGTTACCGCCTTGATTTGTACTGGTATAAACAACTTGTCCACCATTACGTTTATCAGTTTCATTTTCCTGAATAGTAACTCCACCCAATGCGGGTTTTGCAGTATTAATATCTGTACCAGATCCTACCCATTCAAGTGAAATTGATGTTGCAATCTGAAGGCTGATTCTTGAGAAATAAACTGTCGTACCAGGATCAACACTATTATTTAGATTCTGTGTCAGAATAACAGTTGAGATGCCAGAAACAGGAAGTGTTGCAGTTTGAATCGTATAATATAAAGGATATAATACTGCTGTTGCATCACCACCAACTCCAGATCCTCCAGGAGCATTGGAAATTGTTACATTAGGAACTGTTGAATATTGACTTCCAGTACTAATAACATCAATGGAAGTTATAATACCATTTTCATCCACATTTGCGGATGCTTCTGCACGAATTCCACTAGGACCTTCTGGAAAATCAATTGTCACATTTGGTGGATTAAGTTGACTATATCCACTTCCACCATTAGTAACTTGAAGAGAATTTATTTGATAATATAATTCTCCAAAATAAATTGCCTGACCATCATATGGACGTTGCCCGCCCAATCCAGAAATTGTCACAGTATCAGTTTCAATTTCAGCACTATTAACTACTTCACCAGTATAACGGTAAATTGATTTTGTCTCATAATCTCCAACACCATCAGATACTAGTCCATAGTTTCCGAATGAACAGTTGGAGTTTGTAATGTCGCATTGTCCACCAGACTTAGTAAAGATGCCAATATCATCGCAAATTGTAAAGATCGAAACTAACTGAGAATATGCACCATTTGTAATTGAGCATCCAATTCCACCTTGATTGTATTGTGTATAAGAGTCAACACTCATGGTCCCAGTTACACCAATATCTTCTGCCTCTCCAGGTTCTGCGTTAAATCCATCAACTCTCATTCCAATACTATCTGGAATAAAGTTTGTACAGTTTCTAATATAAGGACCTTGAGTAATAGGACCAACACCCTTAGAATATGGAGGAAGAACTACGCCACCAGTAACATACTTATGTGCCATTGGTGCTGTACCAACGTTAACAGTAAATGTACTTCCAGTGCCAACAACACTTAATACTCTAAAATCATATCCATTATTTCCTGTTGGATAGATTGTAGTTGTTCCAGAACCACTTAAACAAGAAAACTCCAAATCACGAATGGTTACAAAATCTCCAACTCTCACATTCAAATTTGGAGCAGTGATTGTGGTAATTCCAGTTAAATTATTATATGATGCAGTGGTAACACCTACTGAACGATTTATAATATATCCTCCAGAAACATATGTATGTGGAATAGTACTAATTCCAGTATAGATGTCAAATGTCCCATTTGGATAGACTTTTTCAATATAAAACTCATATCCATATCTTCCAGATGGGAATAATTGAGTCGATGTTGGTCCACCAGATGAACAAGAGAAAAGTAAATCACGGACTTCGATAATATCACCCTTTTTCAAAGAGAATCCTTGTGATGTAATTGTTGTTTTACCACTCTTTTCATCATAAATTGCATTTTGAATTTTTCTAATCGAATCAAATCCAGATCCCCTATTTCCGGGATATGTGGTATTAAATCCAACATATGCAAATGCTGTAGATCCAAATCCTACAATTGAAGTTACAATGCCAACACAAGATTTTAATGCTGATGCAACATCGGCACACGAAGCAATAACATCATTAAATCCGGTTTTAGGATCAACTTGCATTGCAAGATCTTTGATTTGTGTGTATTGATTTTGGAAGTTTGTGTATTTTTGAATTGTTCCACCCGAAACATAAGTATGTGGTAAGGTTGATTGTCCAACTACAACTTCAAATGTGTTCACTCCAACTATAGATTTAACTGGGAAAATATACCCAAGATTTCCACTTGGATATAATAATGTTCCAGGTCCAGAAGGGCAAGTGAATCCAAGACCAGCAATCTTTACTGGATCATTTTTAGTCAATCCGTGGTTTATTGCGGTTATAGTTGTAATACCTGTATTTGCATCATACACAGCATTTACCACAGTGGTTCCCAATCCAACAGGATAACCTCCCCAGGAGCAGTTATTAATTACGGCTCGGGCAATATTGAATGAATAATTAAATGTTGAGATTGTTTGTTGAACTTCTCCAGGATTATGAAGAATTTGTGGAATTAGATTCCAATTAGAATCATAATAAGCTTTACCTGCCGCAACCGATCTAGAGTTTCCACCTCTTGTAATATCATGAATTATACACTTCCATACCGATCTAACATCATCTGAACAATCTCCACTTTCAAGTACAACACCATAACGAACTGATGGTGCAGTTAATGTACTTGCTGCCCCAATCATATTGGTCACAATACCGACAAGTTGGCGAATAGTTGTTCCGACACCAACACATCCACCATTTACAATAATTACCGATGCATCTTTGATTTGGGAAACACTACCAATTCCAGATTGATATGAAATTGGAGGAGTATAATTATTAATCACATGAGTTGCAATTCCTGCAGCATAATTTAGTGCAGCAATTGTTGCTCTTTGAGTTGCAATACCAGTAATATGAATTAGACCACCAGAACTATTGAAATATGAATATCCCGCACCAATTGATTTGCGATTACTGTTTGCCTTAAGATCATAAGAAACAGCATTCATAATGCTGACAACATCTTCCCTACAGTTTGTATAATCTCCGCTTGATAATGTAAATCCATATCCAACAGGTGATGTTAAGAATCCAACTGCTTCTGCAGAAATATAATTTAAGTTCTTATCAATTAGTCTTGCAGCATCTTGCTCTCTGTGACTGCCTGCAAATCCACTAAATCCACTTGTTAAGAATCCAACAGATTCTTTTGCAATATAATCTAAATTCAAACGAATCATTCTTGCTGCATCAAAGAATCTATCTGTCGCCACACCAGATAGTGGTTGTAAAGAAACGACAGCAGATCCACTGGTCATATTTGGTCCAATGAAACTTATATTAGTAATGTGGCATCCATTGTTTACATAGAATAGATCCTGATCTGGATATTGTGGTGTTACTACACAGTTACGAAGTTCTGTTCCCTGTACTGATACTGTTTTTGCCAGAACAATTGGATTATTTTCAACATATACTCCCGGAAATACTTTAATTGTGTCTCCAAACAAAGCAACAGAGGCAGCTGATTTGATAGTTCTTTTTGGATAATTTTCTGCTAATCCAGTATTATCATCATTACCAGTTTGAGAAACATAAATTGTTTTTCCAATTGGACGATATGCATCAACAGTTACCCTACCTTTTCCTGGATTTTGTGTTGAGGTAATATCAATACCAATACCAGGTTCTAATTGCGTTACAATTCCAACTAGATTTACACCACTACCAAAATATTCCGTGGAAGTTGTTGTTCCTACAACTGTTAAAGTATTTGTTACAATACTTGTTCCAATACCAACACTACCGGATGATGGATTATAAACTAATTTTTTAGAAGAAACATATTCATTATTTGTTGTTCCACTTGTTTGTTTTACGAATGTTAGATAATCAACTTCATTGGTAGTATTATTGTCTTCTAATACTATGACTCCAGAACCAGGAATTCCTTGAAGACCTTGGTTTCCTTGAGTACCTTGGCGTCCTTGAGTACCTTGAGTACCTTGAGTACCTTGAGGACCTTGAAAAGATGCTGCACCCTGAAGTCCTTGATTAGCCTGAAGACCTTGGCGACCTTGAGTACCTTGAACACCTTGATTACCCTGAGTACCTTGAACACCTTGATTACCCTGAGTACCTTGAGTACCCTGAGTCCCTTGAAAAGATGCTGCACCCTGAAGTCCTTGATTACCTTGTGTACCTTGTGTACCTTGATTACCTTGAGTTCCTTGGAAATTACTTAAAAATCCTTGAACACCTTGGTTTCCTTGAGTGCCTTGAGTGCCTTGAGCACTTTGTTGTCCTTGAGTGCCTTGAAATCCCTGATTACCTTGTGTACCTTGTGTACCTTGATTACCTTGAGTACCTTGATTACCTTGAGTACCTTGGAAATTACTTAAAAATCCTTGAACACCTTGGTTTCCTTGAGTACCCTGGTCACCTTGAGTACCTTGGAATCCTTGAGTACCTTGAGCACCTTGAGTACCTTGGAAATTACTTAATGGTCCTTGAAGTCCTTGGCGACCTTGATTACCTTGCGTACCTTGATTACCTTGCGTACCTTGATTACCTTGAGTTCCTTGACGACCCTGATTTCCTTGAGTACCTTGAGCACCAAGGCCTTGATTACCTTGAAGTCCCTGAGTACCTTGGAAATCACTTAATGGTCCTTGAAGTCCTTGAGTTCCTTGGAAATTACTTAATGTACCTTGATTTCCTTGAGTACCCTGGCGCCCTTGAGCACCCTGAGTACCTTGAGTACCTTGGGCACCTTGAGTTCCTTGGAAATTACTTAAAAATCCTTGAACACCTTGACGACCTTGGGGACCTTGAATACCTTGAGCACTTTGTTGACCTTGAGTACCTTGAGTACCTTGGAAATTACTTAATGTACCTTGGTTTCCTTGAGCACCTTGGTTTCCTTGAGCACCTTGAGTACCCTGGGACCCTTGAAAAGATGCTGCACCCTGAAGTCCTTGATTACCTAATCCTTGAGTACCTTGAGTACCTTGATCACCTTGAGTACCTTGATTTCCTTGAGTACCTTGGAATCCTTGATTTCCTTGTAGACCCTGGCGACCTTGATTTCCTTGTAGACCCTGGCGACCTTGGTTTCCTTGAGTACCTTGATTTCCTTGATTTCCTTGAAGACCTTGATTTCCTTGATTTCCTTGATTTCCTTGAAGACCTTGGTTTCCTTGATTACCTTGAGTACCCTGGTCACCTTGAGTACCTTGGTTTCCTTGATTTCCTTGAGTACCTTGGGGCCCCTGGCGTCCCTGAGTACCTTGAGTACCCTGGTCACCTTGAGTACCTTGGTTTCCTTGATTACCTTGGGTGCCCTGGTCACCTTGAGTACCTTGGTTTCCTTGATTACCCTGGCGACCTTGAGTACCTTGAGCACTTTGTTGACCTTGAAGACCTTGATTTCCTTGAATACCTTGATTGGAAAGTCCTTGAGTACCTTGGGCGCCCACGCGCCCTTGAGCAGCTTGAGTACCCTGGCGACCCTGATTACCTTGGTTTCCCTGATTACCTTGGACACCTTGATCACCTTGAGTACCTTGGCGACCTTGAGTACCTTGGAAATTACTTAATGGTCCCTGAAGTCCTTGGCGACCTTGAGTACCTTGAAATCCTTGGCGACCTTGAGTACCTTGAGCACCCTGAGTACCCTGAAAATTACTCAAAAATCCCTGAACACCTTGATTTCCTTGAAGTCCTTGAGTACTTTGGTTTCCTTGAGTACCTTGGAAATCACTTAATGGTCCTTGAAGTCCTTGAAGTCCTTGAGTGCCTTGACGACCTTGAAGACCTTGAAGACCTTGAAGACCTTGATTACCTTGAGTACCTTGGAAATCACTTAATGGTCCTTGAAGACCTTGAAGACCTTGAAGACCTTGAAGACCTTGATTGCCTTGGTTTCCTTGAGTTCCTTGGTTTCCTTGAGTGCCTTGACGACCTTGAAGTCCTTGATTACCTTGAAGACCTTGAAGACCTTGATTACCTTGAGTACCTTGGAAATCACTTAATGGTCCTTGAACACCTTGAACACCTTGAGTGCCCTGAGCACCTTGACGACCTTGAGTACCTTGGTCACCTTGAGTGCCTTGATTACCTTGAGAACCAAAACCACCAGTAAATCCTTGAGCACCTTGACGACCTTGAGTACCTTGGACACCTTGATCACCTTGAGTACCCTGAGTACCCTGATTGCCTTGGTTTCCTTGAGTACCTTGAGTACCTTGAGTACCTTGAAATCCTTGAGTACCTTGAGTACCCTGGAATCCTTGATTGCCCGGAGTACCTTGAAGTCCCTGTAGACCTTGGCGACCTTGAAGACCTTGAGTACCTTGTCCAGAAAATTGCCCACTTGTACCCTGAATAGCTTCGACGGATGCGTATCCTAGATTATTCCAAGGAGTAACTCCATCACCAAACTTAAAGCGATTAGTATCAGATTCAATACCTAAAGTACCAGCTGATAAAATTTCATTTTCAGATTCCCATTCTGAAGCTAATTGATATTTACCATCTTGAAGATTTGGTGCAATAATATTTTTAAAAAAAGTTACCTTTTCATTAAAATAAGATTCATTTCCAAATACGGTAATATCTGCCATTTTATGAACCTATCACTGTAGTTTTTGCTATATCAAACGCTTTACCAACAATATCTCCACCAACAAAACTTCCAGAAAATATTTGACTACCAAAAGATTGTTTAATCGCATTTCCAGTTAAAGCATCAATATCAGCTTTATTACCCTTCATTAAAATTCTACCAGATCCAGAATTTAATGTAATATTTCTTCCCGCTTTAATATCTACGTCTTCATCTGCATCTATCATTATATTTTTCCCCTTAATTCTAACTGAACCATTTCTCATTGCTGTAATAGTAACATCTCCACTCATTCCCGCAATTACAATGTCTACCCCGTCACTACTTTCCTTATTTCCTGCAATAATTTCAATATGCCTATCATTATAAATTCTATATGATCCAGATTCAGTTAAACCGACAAGATTGACATCATTGTTGTCAGTTACTCCATAAAGAGCATAAACATTTGTTCCGTTGGATCCCATTTGGGGATTAGTAACGTCAATTCTAAACTTTGGACCTAAACTCCAAATATCTCTTGCTTCCCAATTTTGATTCGGTCTTTCTGCCATTTTATGTTATACAGTCAACTACTATTTTTAATTCTCCCTGAGGAGTTGTTGAAAGTTCTCCAACAATTGGTTTTAATATTGCTCCAACACCAGTTTTCGATTTAATTTTAATAACTGGTAAATCTGATATTGTCATACTATTTATTGGTCGTCTCTGAGTAAGTTTTTTATTAGTATTGGTATTGGTACTAGAAACTGTTAGTCCAGGATTTTCTTGAATGATATTTGATATGATTTCTGGGGTCAGGGTGTCTTGTAAGGTTATGGAAACTGACGTAACAGTTCCAACATCATCAACAATTAGATTGTAGGTATTATTATAATTATCAGTTCCGACATCTCCAGCATTGTATCCTATTCCACCATTAATAACTGCAACTCTAACAACACCATATGGTTTGTATTGTGGATTTGTTTCAGCAGTAGATACTGATGATTGGAAATTAACATCTCCTAAAGGATAATTTTCACCTTCTGATACCATATAAATCTCAACTATTTCACCAGCATCATTAATTATTGATCTAGCAACAGCCCCATATCCTTGATTACAATTATCGACAAATTCTACAAATGGTGGATAACGATATCCCGATCCAGCATTATCTAATCTAACTCCAATTATACTTGCGGTTCTTTGTTCGGTAATATTATTATTGTTTAATACATTGTTAGCAAAATTTCCCAAAATTGCTGTTGCTGTTCCCCCAGATCCACCACCACCAAAAATACGAACTTTGGGAGGCCCACACGATGTTGGTTTCCCAGTATAACATCCCCCTAAAGGACTATTAGTTGCAGGGGTTTTTGTTCCTGCTCCAAAAATATCCCATTGACCATATTCTTGATTAAATGTGAAAGTTGGAGATGCTTCCGATAAAGTAGTATCTGTAATTGGAGAAATTAATGAAAAACTTGATCCAACATCATAATTTGTAGAAATTCCAGAATATGCCCTTTCAACAGAAATTTGATTGATTTTTGGATTTATTGAAGTAATTTTCATAATTTCAGAATTACTTGTAAGTAATCCATCAACTTCAAAACCATTCAAATTATCAAATAAAAGAGTATTATCGGTTTTAGTAACTATACTAGTTACTTTTCTTAATCCTACGTAATTATCTTTTACAATAGAATCATTTTCTTGAACATCTTTCACATATGGTGATAGTCCAACAGCTGCAGCAACATTCATATTATCCAATATACTTTTAAAGGTGCTCTCTTCATTTTCGCTTGATTTTGCACCACTTCCAATAGTCCATTCTTTAACAAGTCCAGAACATTTTCCCTTTGATTGGTTGCAATCAAACAATCCACCAATAGATTTAATTGAATCAATGCCACTACGAAGAAAATTAGCAACATTAAACCCCCCAATTAAAGATAGGAGTTTTTGCACCCCATTTAAAGGTCCTGCAAGACCTTGAACAATCTTATTAATAATTCCATTCATAAATGCACCAGAAAATTGATTTCCAGCACATGTAACAAAGTTGTCAACATTATCTAAGACAGATTTTAAAAGATTTTTTACAATACTGCCAAGTCCACTTACAATTTTTCCAGCAACACATGGAATTGCTTCTTCCAACTTTTTAACTGGATTAATCATAGCAGTTTGTGCTGCTACTCCTGCTAAATGTGCAATTCCAGGATTTAGTGTTGCTGCCAATACTTTTGCAAAAACTGTTTTAAATAATAATTGAAGACCTTTTTTAAGAAGTGGAATAAGTTTATTGAAAAGAGAGTTGAACATTTGTCCAACTATGTTATTTGCAATCGAAACTATTTTTTCAACCGAACGACTAATTTCTCCGGCAATATTTGAAACTTTTGAAACTCCATCAGATACCTTATCCAACAAATTAGTTACTTCAGTTATTATTCCCTTTACTGCAGTATCATCACAAGTATTTGCGAATACAATTTTTTTACCTACACCACTGTAATATGCAATTTCATCTTTAGTTTCTTTATTTGAATTTAATTTATTAATAACCTTTGGCGGAACATCTCTTGGAGATTTCTGAGATGTTGAATTTGATTCACTTGTTTGACTATTATATACTTTACCATTTGGATCTGCAACATTATCAGTATACCCAGTAAATGGAACGAATGGAGAAACATAGTCATTGGATGGAACTTGACTTGTTCTACCAAAAAGTCCCATAATTACAGGATTTTGTCCATTATCTCCGTCCAAGAAAAATCCAAAAACAACATCACCAGGTCGAAGTTTGGGATTTGTTGAGTAATTTGCTGCGCCAGATCCAGAAGTTGTTGGAAGAAGAACTTGCGCCCAGGGCAAATCTTCATTCTTAAGTTCTACATTATTATATGGGTGATAACCCATAATACGAACTTTACAACGATTTCCCCATCCACCACCATTAGTCTGCTTTCCTTGAGACTCAATTGGTGGAATTTGCCCAATCCACCAACGAAATCCATCTCTTCCTATAAAATTACTTTGAAGTAGTGATTGATCAATCATTTCTTTTTGGGTCCGAATGTATCTCTAATTAACTTCATAGAAGTATATGATCTTTCAACATCAAAATGATGGCATAATTCTTTTATCATATATAGACCACTTGTTTCTGAATCATATTCTTTTGCATCAGATTCGGAAATTTTGGGAAATTGACATTCGATAATATCACCTGCTCTCAAATTTGTATTTGAGGGAACCATAATACTCATAGTTTGTGTGAAAAGAGTGTTATATCTCATCAATGATTGTGATTGGTGTAATGATGGATCCGAATTTTGCGATGTAGATACGCCTGGATCCATTGTTCCAACATCCAAAATTTGACTCATAATTCTTGTTGGTACTTCATCGAGACCTAGATTGGAACTATTTGAAATTTTTGGAAGTTCTAATTTTTTACCTAGATTCTTTGTTTTTTTAGAATAATTATTATATGTAAATACAGTGTTTGAAAAATTAAAATCCAATGGATTGAAGAATAATCTTTGACTAGAATACGCCCCTAATCTAAGTTTTTCTATTAGATTTTGATTTTTATCAGTAATATAATTTAAAATTTTCAAATCATTATCATCTTTCTTATCTTCAGAATCATAAGAAGTTGTTGCTTCACTATATGTGTATGTTGCTTTTGGAGATTGTTCAATCAAATTATCAATAGATCTAAATTGGAATCCATCAATTGTTTGATAAAATAAAAATCCTGCTGTACCAGATCCAGAAGATTCGGGAACAGATTTTGATGCTAACCAAGTTAAAATTGTAAATGGTTTTCTCATATTTCCAACAAAACCATATTTGTTTGAGGTCTTATCAATTTTTCCAATTTTTTTCGCTATCAAATAGTCATTAAGAATTGCTCTAACAGAATTATCAATTGTTGATGATGGGTTAAATTTTTTTGGAACTCTAGAAGTTTCATTTGTAATTGATTCTCTTGAAGTTAAATGAAGAGTAAAACTTTCTCTTTGAGTCTCAGAAATTACATCAGTAATACTTGAAACATAAAGATAACCATTAGAATTTTTTGAAAAATCTAATCCTGGATTTTTTTCACTGTTTCCTGAAATTCTTATTGATAATCTCTCTCCACCTCTTAAAGGAAGTCCATTATAAATTGATTGCTTATCTCCATCTGGATTTTCTTTGGGAGCAATTACATTTCCAGTGTCCATTACTTTAATTTTGGCAGTAATGGTAGGTGAAAAAATATCTTCAAAATATTCAACTGCAATAGTACCACTACTAATATCAACAGTTCTACTTTGATCGTTTGATTCTATAATTAATTCTTCAAATATAGATTTTTTTATTGACATTATAGATACGCTAGCTCTAGAAGAAGTTTTTGCTTAATAAATCTATTTAACAAGTAAGTATTATCTACTTGACCAGTAGGTTTTTTTCCTTCTGTTGGATAAGATGCTACTGTGGTTTGTGGAGGTGGTGATGATTCGGGAACATCGACAACAATTGTTTGACCTTTTCTTTCTGGAGTAATTACTTGTTCAACATTTGATTTTGCTGTAGGATATAAATTTGCCTTCGCTGGTTTTCCAGAAAGATCCGATCCAGAAGATCCAGAAGCACCGTGAGAAACGGTAATTCCCTGACTTCCAACAATTTCTGCCTCTCTTCCATATCCTCCCCTATAATAGACCGAACCTACGGCAAAGGGAAATTTAGTTGCCGATCCTGGTTGAGATGGAAAAGTTCTTTGCACTGAAGGATTAGTTTCCTGTATATCAACTGCCATGCTGCTTCTTGCACCATGTGCTTGCTGTTCTGCAGCAATTTGAGATTTTAGAGTTGCATCATCTTTACTTGCAAAAATTCCAGCATTTCCAAAATAAACACTAGATCCTCTTGCAAACATTGCCTTTACAGCATAAAAGGCAACATCTCTAATTCTTGCAAGTATTGATGGATCATTTGTTTTGGAAGAATAATCCAAATGAAAATGTGTTGCATATAATTTATCTTTACCATTTCCAGATCCACCCTGAATAAATCCACCAGACCCACTTTGGGGTATAAGTGATAATCCAGTGGAAGTATTTGTAGGTTTTGTTGAGATTGTTGTTGGAGTTGGTTTTGCTGATTGTGTTGGTTGTGCCTTTGATACTGGAGTTCTTCTCGCCTGCTCAACAATTGCCCTTTCTTTAGTAGAGTATTTGGATCCTCCAGAAGTCCAAGGTGCTATTCCCCTTTCTTGCATTAATGCAAGTGCCATTCTATCTTGATTTTCGGGACTAAATTGATCGCTTGGTTTTAAACCTGCAGAATTCATTGCTCCTGGAAGAGTATTACCAATCATTTGATATTTTCCAGCAGCATGAACTCCCAAATCAGGTTTTGCGTTTCTTGGATATTTTCTTTCATTTTGACGATCAATGACTTCACCAATGGTCATATCAGTTAAATTTTTACCAATAATATCTTTTGAAGTTTTGCCTCCCATAGTTGATCCAACTATGTTTCCATTTTTATCAGTTCCTTGATTCATAGCATTATAATTGCCACCACTTTCTGGACCAGCAATAATATCCAATGCTTGTTTATGAATTCCTCCTACAGGGCTAGAAGGTGTTGATGGTTGAGGATAAAGTGTATTTGGCGCTTCTTCTCCTAATGGTGGTGCTTCTTCTTCAGTATCAGAAGATTGTGTAAGTGGTGTGGTTAATAATTTATAAGCTTGAAACAATTCATCATTTACAGATTGCATGGAAGAATTTAAATCTAAAAATGAATTTTTTACTCTGCCTGATTGATCAGTAAAATCAAAAGTTGCTATGTTAGTAACAACACTTGTTAAAAGAGTTCCAAAATTACTTATTATATTTAAAGTATCTCCTATAAAATCCGATATTAAACTTCCAACTTTAAATACTCTAGAAATAAATTCCTTTCCTATAAAAATTATTGTTGGCAAATTCTCAACTAACCATCCAGCAGTTAAAAATCCAAGAAATCCCAATAATCTCTGAAATGGTCCAGCAGAACTTGAACTAATCATTCTAAATCCACTTGTTGGATTTGTAGTTACTTTTGATGCTTCAATCCTATCTTCAATTTCCTTTCTTCTAGATGCTTCTCTTCTTCTTGCATCAAGAATACTTGATTTAAATGCCAATCTTTCCTTTTCTTTCGTATTAGATGATATTACTCTAGAAATTTTATTAATAGAAATATTAGATTTTAAGATTTGGTTTTTTGTAGTATTAATAGATCTATTAGCATCTTCGGATGCAAGTAAAGATAATCTAAAAGAACTGGATATAGATGCCATCTTACATTACCACATTATAATTTAACTGAGAATACAAGATATAAAAATTATCAGGGTTTGCTGAATTTATCAATGGAACATCAGTCATACTTTCACCAGTACTTGGAAAAACTTTCTGTGATTTTTGTGGAGATTGTCCAGATGATGTGACGATAACATTTGGTTTTGCTTCGGGCAAATTACCTACATTTGGAACTGGTTTTGGTATATTTTGAACTTGAGCTGGTTGTATATTTAATTTTTTCTCATTTGATTGAGTGGGTGAAGTTACTTCTGGAATATTTTGTTCATTTGTTTTAGACTCTACCTCTAATTTTTGTTCAGATTGTTTACTATCAAATGAATTTTCGATACGCTTAAATTCTGGATTTGATGTGTCAATATTGAAAGTATAATTACCAACTCCAGCAGTCATTGGTGTTTGTGGAGTAGATTTAATTTCAGGTTGTGTTGGTGCTGGTGAAGGTGTTGCTGAATTAATCTTTGGTTGTGTTGCTGTTACTGATGGTGCAGCTGCTGGTGAAGGTGTTGCTGAATTAATCTTTGGTTGTGTTGCTGTTACTGATGGTGCAGCTGCTGGTGAAGGTGTTGATTTTTGTGAATTAATTTTTGGTTTTGCTGTTTCTGATGATTTTTCTGCTGGTTTTGGTGCATTTGCTCCTGTAAGAAGGTCAGTACCTTTTCCTGCAAGTATAAATCCTGCAGCTCCACCAGCAATCATTCCTGGAAGTTTTAATGGTCCTGGCAATTTTGCCCCCATCTGAGCGCCTTTTTCTGCCCCATAAAGACTAGCAGCAGTTCCTGCTCCCGCCTGAACATTTGTTTGTCCCTCATTCTTTCTTTCTATAAATTCGGTAGCACCCAGAACAACATTAACGGCACCTTTAGCAACACCCTTAAGTACATTACCAGTATTTTTTAATAATCCACTAGTGGCACCCTCTGTTGCACCTTTAGTGGCGGCCGTTGTTGCGCCTTTAGCAGCACCACCACTAAAAATACTTTTTGCCGTAGATGTAACTGCTTTAATTGGAGCGGTAATAATTTTTCCAATCAATCCTGTAATTTTTGCAACAACACTTCCAAGTGTTTTAATAATTAAATTAAATCCACCTTTAATTGTAAAAAGAATTCCAGCGGCAATACCAAGATGTTTAATAATATTATTTTTAATCTCAGTAAGTTTACTCCTATCTCCTTGCTGCTTAGCATCAAAAAATTTAACTAACTCATTTGTTAGCCACCCAGCAAAAAGAAATGTGAGTGCCTTTTGAACATTACCAAAAATATCTTGAACTTTTGGTGTAAGTTTTTGAACTGGTATAAGAACTGCAGATTGTATTTTCTGCTCTATCTCATTTTCTTTACCAATTCTTATTTCCTGTTCTGCATATCTTCTTTGTCTTTCTGCTTCTGATATTAATCTAGATTGGTCGGAAGCACCATCTTGCTGAATTAATACTGCAATTTTTTCTAATCCAGAATTTAAAGTTACAACTTGCTGATTGAGATTTTTAACCTGAGTATCAAGTGCAATTAAAGATTGTTGATTTGTTTGTGCAAGTTGTAAATTTTGATTATTATTCTCTACATATTGGGATATAAAAGTAGTATCTCCCCTAAAGGATGAACTTGATATTTTTGTACTATTTAAAATTGCCTGCCTTACTTCTTTGGACAGCGGAGATCCTGTAATTGGATCTACTCCATTACTAGCAACTGATTTTAAATCAACTTCCGCCATTTGATTGATTCTTCAGATTTTCTTCTTCGATGTATTGTTGGAGAAGAGATACATAAATTTCTCTTTCCCAAGGTATCATATTTTCTAACTCCGTCAAAGAGTATTTATGATGTTGAATCAAAGCAAAGTTCGTTTTATAGTATGACGCAAGATCTTCATGCGACATACCTAAGCGAAAAAACTTGACAATCCCTCTAAAACAACTGTGCTTTCAACATTAGTATTTGGATTTTTGAGACTAACAGTATGAGAAAGTTTTGGCATAGTCTCAAAGAATTTTTCAATTTCTTTAAATTGATTAGAAGTTAATTGCTCCAAAAATTGAATTAGATCTTTGTTGGAAAAATCACTTGCATTCCAAGACTCTTCTTCGCTATAAACTTGCTCAATGCATGAACAGATCAGGTCAAAAGTATCATCAACACTAACATCATTAGTATTGGAAAAATTACTTTTAATAAATTCCTGTATAGATGGATACTTCATTCTCATTGTCAAAGCATCGTCCAATTTAATATCCCGAGAATGTTGATCACTAACTTCAACTTTAATTTCGTCAAGATTGATACTTACTGGTACTTTTGTTACACCATCATCTGGGCAAGTAATCAAAACATTTACAGTTTCTCCTACAGATTTTCCACGAATATTTAAAAATAGATATTCAATATCAAATGTGGATAGTTTTTCAATTTTGATTCCTCTTGTAATCAAACAGTTTGAAATTACATTTTTAACAGCATCTGCAATTTGCTTGGAATCTTCACTTTCCATTGCAATGATAAGAATTTTTTCTTCCTTTACAAGAAATGGTCTATATTTAATTGTTTTTTTAATTGAAGGAATTTCCAACTCATATGTTGGTGTAGAGATTGTTGGTAAAGGCATAATGACCTATAGAATTCAGTAAATTTATTTAGGGTCAAATTGTTTGAATAGGATTGTATGGTCCACCAACTCCTCTTGGTCTTGGATCATCCAATCTTCCCGTACCTTGATTTAGATTTCTCCAAAGCATTTCCTGCTTACCAGTAGCAAGTTTATTTGGCAATACACTATTGTCAATTGTAGCAGATGCTGGTATTAAATTATTGTTAATATTTTGATAAATTGATAAACTAGTAGTTCTTCCTGCAATATAACGATCAAATTGGAATGAAACGTTGATGAGCATTATATTTGAAGAACTATATGAAACTGGAATTGAGGATATGCTTAACGGGAAAAGTCCAATAAAGTTATACTCAATTTCTGCATTATAATCTCGATCAAATTTAATTATTTTTGTGGATTCCGATTTATAGTATTTTGGATACTGCATCCTAACAAAATATGCCTGAGATTCTTGCCGAATAGGATTAGAAACTCCTGCAATTGGATTATAAGAACCACTCGTAGTGAATTCCATCCAATATTCTAAAAATTTTAATATATTATAATTACTATCAACATAAAATTCCATCGAAATTTGAGAATAAACTTTCGAATGGGCAAATTTTTCTTGAACTCCTATATGATTATAAATCTCCCCAGATCCCAATTGAAATGTTGGAAGAGATGTGGAAGAACACAGAAGTCCAGCATCATTGGTAATAAATCTTTGAGTTATTCCTCTCCTATCCAAATAGGACAGCAATTGACCACTAAATCCACCAAATTGAACTTCATAGTGTGAAGTTTGGGCAAGATTTGAAAATAGTGGTTTAATGTCCGATATTCTACGCGGTGAAGCCACTCTAAATACCTATTATATGTCGTATTAGTATTTAGATGTCATATAAGGGAAAATATCAACCAGCATTCCCCAAAAAGTATAAGGGCGATCCATCAAATATCACATATAGGTCTTTGTGGGAACGTAAATTTATGGTGTATTGTGATACTAATGAAAATATTTTAGAATGGGGAAGTGAAGAATTGGCGCTTCCTTATAGATCTCCAATAGATAATCGCATTCATAGATACTTTCCAGACTTTTATATTAAGGTCAAAGAAAGTAACGGTTCAATTAAGAAATATCTAATTGAAATCAAACCAAAAAAACAAACAGTAGAACCAATACCACAAAAAAGAAAAACAAAAGGATATATCTATGAAGTTTATGAATATGCTAAAAATCAGGCAAAATGGAAAGTGGCGCGGGAATTCTGTGAAGATCGCCAATGGGAATTTAAAGTTTTAACCGAAGATGATTTGGGGATTAAATAATGGCATCTAAATTAACTGGATACGAGAAACAATTAGACAGTTATACTAAAAATGAATTGGTCGAAATTGCACAGAAATATACAATTTATTATATTGGAGAATCTGGTCAAGGAAAAACATCTGGTTATAGCAAATTAACAAAAGAAAAGTTAATTTCAATTATTCGTAATGATAATGACTATAAGGATGCAAATCCAAATATTAATAATAGACCAGTTAATAGAATTCAAAGACTGGTTAACAGTTTATATGGAACTGAGGAACCTGAGGAACTGATGGATTATATTTTGGAAGCACTGTCTGATGGAGGAAGTTCAAGTACATCCAAAGGAAAATACTACACCTTTTTATATTATGCAAAAACTCCAAGAATAACTTACGATCAACATCCACTTATTCTTGCTGGCGATTCTACTGCAAATGGATTTTATGGATTCAATTATCACTGGGGAAAAGTACGCCGATATACTTATCCAGAAGCTGCTAGTCCATTTTTTGAAGTTTCAGTTCGAGAATTTTATTCCTTGAAGCAACTTCCTTATGCAAAATATATTACAAAGACCTGATAAATAGTTAGAAAACAATAATGGCAGGATCTTTAAGATATCCGATTAAAAACATAGGAATAAATGATGATTATCTCAGAATAGAGATTGTTGAATATGTTCCACCTGGACTTGGGCAGCAAGGGCAAGGATTTGCATTGGGAACTACGGATCAAGCAATAAAAAATAATAAAAAACTATTACAGACGATTATATTACCAATACCACAAAATATTTCAGATTCAAATTCTGCTAGTTGGGGAGAAAATTCATTAGATTCTGTTGCGGGTGGACTTATGAGTGGAACTGCAGATGTAATGTCCTCATCAACTCCATTTAATACTGGATTAAAAGCAGTAAAAGGTGTAATTGATAAGTTACGGGAGGAGTTACTGATGCTACAGGACAAAAAGCAGCAACGACAGCATTTACAGGATTAGCAGTACAAACATTATTAAGTGGAGAAGCAAATATTAATCAACTAGTTTCCAGATCAACTGGAGCAGTTATTAATCAGAATGTTGAGTTGTTATTTGGAGGAGTTACGATTAGAACACCATTTCAATTTTCATACGACTTGATACCCAGATCTGAAGAAGAATCGTTAGTGGTTAAAAATATTATTAGATTATTCAAACAAAATATGACAGCAAGTAAAGGTAGTGCAGAGTCTAATGGTGGAGGATTTTTTGTAAAATCTCCAAATGTATTCTTACTATCTTACATGAGTGGTGGAAAAATACACCCATTTTTAAACAAATTTAAACCTTGTGCTCTATTAAATATGGGAGTAAACTATACTGCTTCTGGACAGTATGCAACTTATTCAGATGCTACTCCAGTTCATCTACAACTAAGTCTTTCATTTCAAGAATTATCTGTTGTATATGCTGAAGATTATAATGAAGGAGACGGTACAATAGGAGTAGGTTACTAAAATGTCATACTTTAGAGAATTACCAAATCTAGAATATCAATCAATACTTTCTGATAGAGTATCTTCTGACGAATATTTAATTGTAAAAAATTTATTTCGTAGAGCAAAACTTAGAGAAGATCTTCAAAATGTTTTTACGATCTTTAATAAGTATCAAATACCAGATGGATCTAGACCAGAATTAGTTGCTAAAGAGATCTATAATAGCGCACAATATGATTGGATTGTTTTAATTGGTGCAGGAATCACTAATGTTAGGGATCAATGGCCATTATCCGATAGAGATCTTTATACTTATGCCGAAGAAATATATGGTGAAAATTTAAATGATATTCATCATTATGAGACTACGGAAGTCAAAGATTTAAAAGGAAGATTAATTCTTCCTGCAGGAAAAGTTGTTGATGCATCCTTCACTATACCAAACCAAAATTTGTTGACTCAAACTATAAATCCTGTAACTGGAATTACTAATTATGAATATGAAGTAAGAAAAAATAATAAAAAAAGATTAATATATGTTATCAAACCATCTTACTTAAAACAAATTATTAAAGATATGAGAAACAGTTTACTTTATGATGAATCTTCACAATATATTAATGAAAAATTGATTAAAACTGAAAATACTAGAAATACCTTACCATAAGAGTTCTAGATTCTTATCAAATATCATTACATATCGATGTTTGCGGGAGCGGTCTTTCCAGTCTCCTTCAGCACCTTTAATTTTGCCTCTAGAGTGTTTAGTTCCGTCTGCATAATAGAAATCTTTTTTTGCGTCTGTGAGTCCGCAATATTTAAAATTACAAGCGCGATAGATTGTACCATTATGGAAATCACTATCAGCGTAAGAGATGATTGCTTTAACTTCAGTATCCTTCCGTAACTGTCTAATCGCTCTTGAAACAAACCAAGAAGTGATATTATGCTCAGTTCGTTGAGTTTCGGGATGGATGCAGAGTCTTGATAACTCAAAAAGTCCTTGTTGTTCATTTCGTTCAAGTCCAAATGCACCTGTTGCAATTTCGGGAACAGGCAGTCCAGTAAAAATACAAACTCCTTGAAGACCACCAATATTTAATGGGCAAAAATCATTATTTTTATAAAGACCATAGTTATACCCAGATTTAAAATCTTTAGATATATCTTTAAGATAATGAAACTTCAGAAGTAACTCTGAAGATTCGGATTTACTTATGCGATCTATATAAAAATCTGACTTCATAAGAGTTTTTCTAAAGGATTTCTAATATCACTACCACTAAAATGATTTTTTAACAAATTTACTTGTTCTTTAAATTTTTCTTCTGGACAGCGTTGTCTGCCCAAATTAAATAATCTAAGTGCAATAACAACATTGCCAGGAATATAACCATCAAATTCGTCCAATCTTTCTAAACTTGGCGCAAGTGGATTATGAGATTCAAAAACTCCTTGTGGGTTAATTGGAAATCCTGTCCAATAACATTTGCCATTTTGGTTAAAAAATTGCTCAACTAAATACGTTTCATCAATAGTAACATCTAATGGTTCTGTTCTTTTGATTCCGTTTTTCTTTTCTTGTCCAGGTCGCGCAGCAGTTTTTGCTTTATGAATAAGTGCTTTCCAAGGATTTTTCATAATTAAAAAAATAGGGGAGAGGACTCTCAACTTCTCCCCCATTATAGCACAAATATCTTATTCTGCCAACTTTGCGAAGTAGGACAGAGTATCATCCTCATCTTCATCATATGAAGAAGACTTAGAAGAAGAACTCAGATTACTCAATTCGGTGCGAAGATCTTCATCAAGGTCACGAACTGGACCGCGAGAAGTCTCTTCCTCATCAGCAACCTCAGGGTCTTGACGACGAGCAGTCTTGTTGCCGAGAACATAATCAAGACGCTTCTTCAGTTCATCATAAGACTTGAACTGGTCAGCAGCAACGAGTTCTGCAAGAGAATACTGCTTCTTCCAGATTGCTTCCATTGCATCATCATCGTCCAGAAGAGCACCTTGTGCGGCAAACTCTGAAGAATCATAATTACGATAACCAGCAACATTCTTTGCCTTCAGTTTGAAGTTAGCACCCTGCCAGAAGTCAAACGGATCGATAGGAGTCTCATCTTCAAACTCTGGTTGCATTGCAGCAGTCAGTTTATCGAAGATTTTCTTACCAAACTTATAAAGGAACACTTTACCTTCGTTAGCAGGATTAGCAGGATCCTTGACAACATAGATGTTGCTCACATAAGTCAGTTTGCGCTTCTGCTTACGTGCTACTTCTTTACCAGCATCAGTACCATTGTTCCACAATTCGGAGTTGAGTTCCGATACGGGATCCTTCTGGTTCATGGTAGTAAGAGAATTCTCAATATACCAACCGCCAGGGCCTTGAAATGCGTGGGAGTACAGTTTTACAAACGGAAGATCTTCACCGTTAGGAGCAGGGAGGAAACGAATGACGGCATAACCATTGCCGCTCTTATCACATTCGAGTTTCCAAAGACGATCATCGCCAGATGATGTGTTATTATTCATTTTTTCTACTTCCTTGACCAGTTTTGCGGTCAGGGAACCAAGTTTAGATTGTTTCTTAAGATCAGAAAAAGACATTTGGATTCGTTGTGTAAATTGGATGTTTTGGATTTACTTAGATATTATAACAAAAATAATATCACTTGTCAATAAATTCCTTGAGAGACTCAATTGTTTTGTTCATACTATTGAAAAGTATATTCATATCTGTGTCAGGAGGAAATCCCATAATTGCCACAGATTTGCGAAGATTCTCTTTCATCTCAACCGCTTGTGGATCATCAGAAAGAGAAAGTCTTGTGTACATAATACGTTGCTTTTCTAGCAACTGAGTCAATTTATCAATGTGTTCCAGTTTATCTTCACGGGTCATCGAACCAAAAGTAAGAATACTTCCATAAATGAACTTTTGAAGTTCATTAATTTCTTCAAGTTCTTCCTGAATCAATTCAGAATCAAAGAATTTACTCATTTACAATTTCCCGTAAAAGTTTTTTGTACTGGAATACATCGATATTTAGAAACGGTTTGTATTTTTTAATTTTTAAACTTACGGTTTCCCACACTGGGTCCAAAAGTTTTTTATCAAACACATTCCCGAACTGGAATATTATATCATAAATCACCAGGGTTTCAATACCAATCTTCCCGCCCAGGAACTTTTTTAGAACTGGTGGATGTCCTTTCGAACAATTGAAAGCATCTTCTAATTTTGTTTCCGAGAGTAATTCTTCCGATTGTTCTTTGAACAAGTAGGTCAAACTCTGCTGTCGTTTCATCCACTCGACGTATGTTCTTTCTCCAGAATTTATAATT